ACCAATAAGGATAAAATTGCGCTCGAGATAGCTAACAACATCAGGCCTGCGCCAAAAATAACTCCAGTCAGACTGGGTATAAGCAGGAAGGATATCACTACTAATACGAACCATCCTAAGATTTTCATTAAGTTCTCCCACACGGTCTACAAGTTTTTGTGTAGCTGCAATATTTTGGACCATTAAGTCCCAGAGCTTTTGCTCTGCTACTTCTTTAGTCTGTCTATTTAACCAACTTATGGTAGTTGAGCCAGTGTTATATTGTTTAGCATCGTCATCTTTTTTGATGCCGTTTACTTGATCGGCATGATCGATCCATTTACATGCGAAGCCTATTTTGCCCATTACCAATGCCTTATGACGCCTGCGATTATAAAAAAGTTTGTGATAATATATATTAACACAATCAGCGTTCTAATACAAGCAATTCGGTCCGCTTCCACGTCCGAACTGCCTGCTTTCTCACCTAATGCTTTAGCCCAAACGTGCCAAATTTTACGCAAATAAATCTTCATTCCATTCACGGTGACCTTCAGTAAAGGCCATGTTGCTTTGAGTTTCACGTACTTCTACACGATAGCACCATAGACGCTTTGCTTCGCCATCACCCCACATGTCTGGAATGTAAACACCATTAACATACTTGTACAGCATTTCACTAAGACCTTCACATCCTAGTTTTGGTAAAACAACTATCTTAGCCATTTTCTTTTCTACTAACAGATTGTATGTTTCCATTTCTGGATCATCTGCGGCTACAATAAGTGTATGATCAAATTGATCTTCTAAAATCTTTTTGAGTTCTTTTAAACCACCATAGTCAGCCGCCCAATTGCGGACATCTAGGTCGTTAGTGCCAAAGTAAAATTTCATGCTAAATGAATAGCCGTGAATTAGATTACAGTGACTATCAGCTCGCCATTGGCGATAGGCGCAAGGAAATGCGTCGTGATATTCTTTTGTGCTTGTATACTTATAAGCGACAGGTTGTAAAGTTGCCATTGTTATATCTCCTAGTTAACAATGACACGCAGAGTTTATATTCCGGGATGAGCGTCTAAGTCCGGATATAGTAATTATACGCTTTTATAGCGTAAAGTCAATATTATTGGCGAACAATTGCCCCAAACGGTAACCATGTCCCTGGCTCACCAGTAGCAACACATACCCAACCGATATAAGTAAATTCGGCAGGATTAGAGTTCCAACAAATATCGCCTTTAGTTGCTAATCCAGTTACAGGCGCACTCGCTCCAGTTGTAAATTTTTTATCAGCAAAACTAATATTCCCTTTAACTGCTAAATCTACAGTTGGGTCAGGATTATTAATTCCAACACTTAGCGGTCCAAATACTTTAACAACTCGTCGACTATTTAATTTGTTACCGATTTCAATTTTTAAATCGTCTGCGTAGAAAGCCTGATGGCCATCGACGTTAACAGCAAACGAGTCTGTACCAGACACTGACTTTACTGCTAGTGATTTAACAGTAATTGCGTCAACGTCCACTGGCCCTAAGAATTTTGACTCACCTTTAACTACTAATGATGTTAGTGCGCCAACTGCTGTTAAGTTAGATTCTGTTACATTTGGCCCAAGTCCGTGTGCGGATAATACAACGGAACCGTTAATATAATATTGTTTATCTTGTGCTAGTTCTAATGATTCTGTTGATAGTAGTCTATCGGGGTTGGCTTGAATTGTTAGTTGTTTTGCTGTGCCGTTACCCAACCATACTAGGCCTTTTCCATAAATGTTATCATCGCCGGTTGCTCTAAATTCTAATGACGTTGATTTTTCTAATCTAGTATCAGAAATTATGTTTTCAGCAAACAGTGTTCCGTATACACGTAACACACCGTTTTTATAACGTTCTTCACCAATGTGAACCTCACCATCATTTTTTACAGTAATTCGAGCAGTATTATCTGTTACTAAGGCTAGGTCGTGATTGGTATAAGTTCCAACAGTGGCCAATCCTACACTTGGAGAATCGATAATGATTTCAACATCGTTTTCAACAATGCTTAGGACACCGTGTGGGTTTTCAATGTTAATTCCAACACGATTAACTGATGAGTTAAAGAACGCAAACTCACCAATAGTAGCATCACCGTCTACGGCTAATTTCTTTAAATTACCAACTTCTGTTAAGCTACTCTTTTTAACTTGTGTACCTAGTTGAGTTAGGCCAATAACAGTGGTGTTATCAATTTTATAAGACTTATCACGGTTAAGGTCAATGTCCCCGTTGGTCCAAACTCTGCCACCGTTTTTATAAATTAGCTGTACATTACCCAGACCCCAAGTCCAACCTAATCCCTTGCCGTTTAGTTCTTCTTCGGTGTTAACAGTCCACTGACCAACACCTTCAATTGTACCGGATTCTGTAATTAAGTTTTTAACTTTAACGGTACCGGCTGTTATAGTACCACCTACAGCGAGGTCGCTACTAACAGTAAGTGTTCCGTCATGTGTTATCGCACCCGAAGTTGATTCTAAAACTAAGGTTTTTATAACAATTTTATCGTCTTGGATAGTAAGCAAGTTGGTCATGGATAATACTCTCTTTCGAGTATTTATCCATGTTTTGCTAACCCTTATACTACTTTAAGTAGAATAATTTCTTCGTTTAAGCGACCGTTCATTTTAGTGTCTGTAGCGTTAATGTCGTCTAAGAACTTACGCAACTGTACCTTGCCTGCGGCCTTGAACTCTTTAAGTTTCTCTTCTGGCTTGCGAAGTGTTTTACACACACTGGTAGTTTCGTTAAACCCAATAATTGTAGTACCCTTCACACTGAGTGTTTGGTACTCGGCAGCAACATATTTGCCTAGTTTACGACTTTTAGAGTTATAAACCCACAATTCTGTAGCCCCTACAATGTCTGTAGGATTAATACTTACAAGTTTTAACGGCTCGTTAGTTTTCATGTATTTGAGCTTACTAACAATCTTTTCTGCCGGAACAGCTTTCTTAGCACGTGGCGCACGATTAACCTTAGCTTCTTGTGCCAACATAGTACAAGCCGCCATGATCTCTTGATAGAAAGCAATTAAATTCTTAATCTGCTTTTTACTGCGATGTGAGTATCCTTCGCGCAACTGCTCGTCAGCTTTACCGCTAGCAAGCTCTTCTAACTCGGCTAAGTCTTTAGAATAAAACTCTTTAATAATACGAGCGTGAGCGGCCTTTGCTTCTACAGCTTTGAGCAAGTTAAGCATTTTAAATGATTTTGGATCAAACGTTTCTGCGTCAGTTTGAAACGATTCAATAGCGTTTTCAATTTCTTCAGTCATACGCATAGCCGCTTCACGTACTCGTTCTTGAATACTCGGAGTATATACATCTGCTTTTGCGGCTTCTTTTTCAGCGGCAGCAACTTCTGGGTCGATATCGTTTTTACCTTCGGTAATAACTTTAACAATCTCTGCTCGCAACCAAGCGGCAGTGTCACGACCTTGATTAAAGTCGGCACGTTGCGGAGTCATACCTCGATTCAAACAACAGGCAACTGCTCCCATTGTTGTGCCAACACGTGAATCTTTAACTTTCTTGAACGCTGTAATGTCAGCTTTGGTACAGCCAACAGTTTCCATCCATTTGGCAACGGCAGGCTTGTAACTTTTAATGTCACTTTCCAAACGATAGTAGTCCATTGAGCGTTTAAAATGACGATGGAACGTAGCGTCATCCCAAGTTTCGCAACCTTCCCAAACTGGACTATGGTCTTTAACAGCACGAGTACGATGTGCTGTAACTTGGGCCTTAGTTACACGGGTCTTTTTTGTGGGTGCTTTAGTCGCCATTTCTACTCCTGTTTGTTTAGCAATACATGTATTATACGTTCATTCTGAGGCATTGTCAACCGAGTCTTCAAGCAATCTAGTAATATCCGGAACCATTTTGAGTATATCTAGATTACGTTCTTTGGCTAATGATAACGATCTTTCCCAAAATTCTTTGATATCACTTTTTGGAGTCTTTAACAATTCAACTATTGATCTTTTAAATGGATTACCCTTGTCTATATTCCAATTACCTTGTATAGTAGATTCCCACTCTGTTAGTTGTCTTGTTAACAATATTTTTTGATTCGGCGGAATAATTGATAACATTTGCCATTCTCTTCCAGATACCCAGTCCCAATCTAACTCCCATTTGGGATAATTATTAGTCATAAACATAATAAATTGGTCTAATGTAAAAATATTATAAACGCTGATAACGCTATGTATGGTTAGTGTAACATTGTCTTTTGTGCCCCACCATTCGTTATATTGATCCATCACTTGTTGTACTTCTGTAAATTTGCTTGGCCAACGATACCAATCATTCACAGATCCTAGACCATCTAAACTTACATCCAAATATATTGAAGCACATTGATCCATTAACGATTTTAATTCGCTATTCGGTAAACTAGTTCCGTTTGTCGATACTAATAGTTTAATCTTAGATAAATCTAATTTTTTCATAAGATGAATAAATCTATCCTGATCCATAAACGGCTCACCGCCAAATATCTTTAGTGTAGTTAACTGACTTAAATCTAAGTTGTCAACTATTGAGGTCGGGTGATCTATAAGAACTTTTATTTCTTTTCCTATCCTGCCTGCTTTATAATCTTCAGTACCCCATGTTGTTGAGTATTGTCTACTACAACTGACACACGCAAGATTACACAAGTTACTAAAAGCAATATCTAACATTTTAATATGACGTAATTCTGTTGTGGTGGGTAATTCAGTATCTTGTAAACTATAAGTTCTTGTACTCATACCACCAGCATCTTCTTGTTTATAACATTGCTGACATGCTGTATTTTTTTTACCAGATAGCATGTCTTCCTGTAGTTCACGCCAGGGTGTTGATTTTCTAAAATCAATTGATACTGTACTGCCTTCCAAAAATTCTGTGGAAGGCCAAAATCTACAACAAGGTTCCGCCCTACCACCTGCTCTAATAGCAATGCTATCCCAGGGTAGCAAACACATTGCTCCGTTATCTGTTTGCATTAATCATCCAATCCATTTCTTCTGTTGCGTAAACTTTTATTTTTTGTTCGGCATTTTGATCATGGAGACCTTGTACTGCTACACTGTTTAGAGATGGGAACAACTGTTTAAACTCGTTATAACATTTTTCTGCTAGATCTTTATATCCAGGCTCCAACATAATCCGTACACCAATCCACATTGACGATGCCGGACCGCCGTCTGTTCTAGCTTTTAGAACAGCATCTACTGCTCCTCTAACCGCTTTGGTAAATTTTTCTAATCCAAATTTTTCAACGTATCTTAAATGAATGCTAAATGTTATACTACTGTACTGTGCTAACTCTGCGTAATATTGTTCTGTTGCGCTACCGTTAGTTGTTGTAGAAATAGTATGACCTTTTTCTCGTAACATTTTAACAAACGGCAAATAATCTTTATAGATCGCAGGTTCGCCTCCAGTAAAACTAAATTTGGCCTTAACATCTTCAATCCAATACTTATTTAAATTTTCATAAGCATGAGTAAGCTCTATTAAATTTTTTTGCTGTTCATAATTGTTGTGACTGTTTTTACTACAGTACCAACAATCAAAATTACAACGTCTTCCTAGATCCCATGAAATAAACTTATGTCTATGAAAGTCCTTAGAAAAAATTATTTCAGGTTGGATACTACTTTCTGGGACCGGGTTGAGTAATTTAACACGGGCTCTAGTTTTAAGAGTAGGAAAAAAAGTTGCTATGTGCTCAACTTTTTTTACCTTTGGAGTATTCATATCTGCAGCACAAGAACATAATGTTTTTGTACAAGTGACCCAATTGCCAGCTTTTAAATAAATTCCTTGGTCTAATCCTGTTGCTACGTGTACATTACCAACAAACCCGCCAACTCGGCAAGTGCCGCGCCACACATTGCCATCAAAGTCTATATATATCGAATTAAGGCCGGTACTACAATGCCAACCCTTCCAATTATTTCTTGATGTAGTATGAAGTGTTTCACCATCTACATAGGCAAAGTTCATAGACGCATCAGCTAATACTAAATTTTTATGATCAGTTTTACTATCTTGATTATCGATTTTCCATTTGCCTACTTCGTCTGTTCCAAACAACACTCCTATTTGAAATCTATCTATAACTGTCTTTTTAAACGTGTTGTATATTTCAGTAACTTCTTCAATAGTATGATCAACAAACAAAAAATCTGTAGAAAAAATGTTGCTGTAATAAAAGAATACTTCTTCGTGTTGTGATCGAACTAGTAATTTTTTAACACTTTCAGGGTCATATAAATTACACTGAGCAAATTTTATGTCGCACTCTTTAAATCGTTGCCACAACTCTTTAAAATGTTCTTCACCGCCAAATTGTCGATGTAACAATGCTTCATTGCTTTCAAAATTGCCGTGAACAAATCTAAATTTAGATTTAAAACTATCATCTTGATTATTTAAAAACGTAACAATGTCGTGACCGTCCCAGTTTTCTACCAAATGCTGTAGCCAGTCTAAACTTAATTGATTGTAATCGTAAAAAATAAATTTACATCGTTTATTATACAGCAGTAAGTCTAAATACTTAAAACCTGCAGCTGGACCAAAGTATGACTTGATACCTTTTAAAGAAACTTCAAATCTGTAATTCTCACTATTAAACACCCATATTGGAATATCTTTAGTTAGCGACTTAATCCATTTCTTTTGATTAGGATTAGTTAATCGTGTAAAGTCTTTATCTGTTGTTGATTTAAATAAGTTATCGCTGTCGGTTTCTGGGTACACAAACAATCGACAGTCTCTCATCTCCTGAGTAAAATTATCAATTTTAAGTCCGTGACTTAACCCAGCCTTAATAAATCCCCACCCCTGAGCAGTTCGGGTACTAGTAACTGTACCCGGTTCTCCCTTGATCCAGTAAGGTGTATATTTGTCATGGAAGTTTTCTTCGGAACGACTATACACAGGCAACTCTTCAGTAACGGTTTCCCACTTACCAAATTCTGGTGATCCAACCTTTTTCCAAGTTGCTACATTAACAAACATCATTTGATGATGGCATTCTATCCATCCTACTCCTCTTTCTGGAAACCAGTCAAGGGTAAACGCAACTAGATAAAAATCAGGGTTATCATTATAATAAGTTGCTAGATGCTCTAGCAAGACGTTAAATCTAATAATATTCCCAATTGATTGTATTAACACTACGTCATAATTATTTTTATCTGCGTACAACATTGCATCGTCTACGGTATCAAACGATTTTAAATCGTTAGGATAATGGGTTGTACATCTGCTAGTCTTTGTATACGTATAGTCGTGCATCCGTTGAAACAACCCTGGATGTTTAAGTTTTACGTTAGCTTGATCGACAATAGCAAACAGTGGCCGTTTATTTCCGAAAAAATTCAATCTCTTGTAAATTTTAGTATGCTGTGGTTTTGTCATAAGTTAAAAAACTCTTGTGTGTAATGTCCATGGACAATAATATGATATCTAACTTCATTGCTATTGTTGATAACAATGTGATCGCGCCCAACATCTAATATCATGCCAGTCCCAGCTTCAAACGGAACTATTCCTTTATCTTTGAATACAAATTGACAGCCTGTAGGATTGTTAATAGCAATGTTAAGAGGACTAAATGCTCTTTGATTTTTATTATCAGTATGTGGCATTATATATCCACCTGGCGCAAGACGCATTATTCTAACACGATCAAATAGTTTATAAGGTAAATTGCTTAAAAATTTATGTAAGTTAGGGACTAACTCGCATACATCGGTCCAACAATAATTTGCTTCTTCTAAACTAGTAAATCCATATTTTGTATAATGTTCAGTCTTATGTTTATCAATGCCGTGTAATGTAAGACTTTGCCAGCCAAAATGGCCGTACCCAGACTTTTTATCTTGGCTTCTATGATCAAAGTATAAATGATCTACACTTTGACATTCTTTTAAAAAAAGAGCGGTATCAAAATTAAACTTTACAGGATAATACGCACACTCGACATCCTTTTGTGATTCAACAACAGATGAATGACCTGAACTA